ATGTTGGTGTGACTTACGGTAATGATGGTGAAAAGATTGAAGGTGATGGAACAGATTTGACTGTAGCTTCAAGTGCTAAGTTGAATCTTACAGCAACAAGTGATGTTCACATTCCACAAAACGTTGGATTAGTATTTGATGCTAATGGAAGTGAAAAGATTGAGTCAGATGACACAGACTTGACTATTAATTCTGGTGCTAAAATCAATCTAACAGCAACATCCGATGTTCATATACCTAATAACGTGGGTATTGTCTTCGGTGGAGCTAGTGAGAAGATTGAGGGTGATGGAACTGACTTAGTGATATCAGCAAACAATCTAACAGTAGATGCAGCTGCAGATATTATATTAGACGCTGGTGGTAATGATACTGTAATAAAATCAGGTGGAACTACAATCGCTTCATTCAAGAACGCTTCAAGTGATTTTGTAATTGTTACGGATGTTGATGATAAGGATATACTACTCAAAGGACAAGATGGAACTTCTGAAATAACGGCTCTACAATTGGACATGAGTGCAGCAGGTCTTGCAAACTTTAACAATGACGTTGTGGCATTCTTCTCTTCAGACGAAAGATTGAAAGATAACATAATAAAAATCGGAGACCCGTTAATGAAACTTTCGGAACTTCGTGGTGTAGAGTTTGATTGGAATGATAACAAAGAAGCATATGCAGGTGAACATTCATATGGTGTTATAGCACAAGAAGTAGAAAAAGTTCTTCCTGAAATTGTAACTGAAAGAAGTGATGGATATAAGGCTGTTAAATATGAGTTAATAGTTCCATTATTAATAGAATCAATCAAAGAATTACATAAAAAAGTAGAACATATCGAAAAAAATTGTGAATGTTTGAAAAAGTAATTAATACTTATTATTGTTAAACAAACTATGAGGAAATGTTATGGCAGACAAGGAAATTAAATTTTCAGACGACGAGTTAAAGTCTTTAAAACAGATACAACAAGACTATCTCGAATGTCAAACCGCATTTGGTCAAATAGCAATTCAAAAAATCGCACTTCAACAACAGATAGATTCTTTAGCAAAAGGTGAAGAAGAATATGCTAAAAAATACTCTGAAACTCAAGTAAAAGAGAAAGAAATCGGTAAAGAATTGAATGACAAATACGGCTCAGGTAATTTAGATCCTGATACTGGTGTATTTACACCAAATAGTTAATAAAAAACTTAAAAAAATAAATAAAAATCCCCTTATTATTGTATTTGGGGATTTTCTTTTATACTTATAAATAAACAATTTTTCTTTATTTAACAAAACTCATTTAGGAGAAACTCAATGGCTGAAAGAATCGTAAGTCCTGGTGTATTTACGCAAGAACGAGACTTATCATTTCTTCCACAAGGTGTAGCAGACATTGGAGCTGCGATTATTGGTCCAACGACTAAAGGTCCAGCTTTTACACCTACTGTTCTGAATAACTATTCAGAATTCGAAGAGATGTTCGGTGGTCTCGATAAGCGTTTTTATACGCCATATACTGTACAGCAATATTTACGTTCCGCTGGTTCGGTAACGGTCGTGAGGGTTTTAGGACTAGGTGGATATAAACCTGATATAATAACATTATCTTGTAGAATTAGTGGTTCAACTAAAGACCACGCATTAGCTGTTTTAGCACCATCACGTGGAGCTGTAAACGGTACTGGTGACTTAACACCATCTACAGGTAGTGGAACTTTTACAAACTACACATTAGTAGTTAGTGGAAGTGATATCACAACTTATACAAAAACAATTTCGTTTAGTACAGGAAGTGCAAATTATATCGGAGATGTCCTTAGTACAGACCCTCAGATAGCAGATGATGGAGCAGGAACGACAGTTCCAGTCTATCTTTACAAAAACTTTAAGGGGATTCAACATTCCACAGGTTCAGGTGCTTGGCAAAGTCCTGTTACCTCATCAACGGGTACACTTGATTTAAATTCAGGCGTAACTACATTTGATGCTGATGGAAATGCTGACACATGGACTGGTAACAAAGATTACAATGTTGCTAGAACACCTTACATCCAATCACAATTAGTGGCTGGAGCAAGATATAACTTATTCAGAGTTTATACACGTTCACATGGAACAAATATGAACAAAGCATATAAGACTAATATCTTAAATATTAAAGCAGCATCTTCGGTAGCAGGTAGTGATTATGGAACATTCTCATTACAGGTTCGACATCATGCACCAAATAAAACAAAAGATAATCAAATAGTAGAACAGTATGACAATTTGACATTCGATCCAGAAGCAGCAAACTATTTCGCTAAAGTAATTGGTGATAGGTTTGTTGAAATTGATTCAAATGGTAAGTTGACATACAAGGGTGATTATCCAAACTTGAGTAAACATATTCGTGTAGGTGACTACAAAAACTTAGAGAATATGCCAACTACAGTTGTTCCTATGGGACACAGCGCAGTATATATTCCTGTAGCTAGTGCACCAAGTGCATCTTTTGTTCACACACAACAGAATACTAACGGTGATTTCGATTCAAACATATTTTATGGTTTTGATTTCGATATGGATAAACGTCCTGATAATGGTGAATACTTATCACCTATTTACAAGACAGCCGCTACAACTGGTAACGTAACTATGTCTCTTGAGAATATGTTAGGTCACGCTGATGCAAGTGCATTGTCAACCACATTTTCAGACGCTACAGAGAATGTTACATTATCACTATCCGCAATTGGACAGAGAAAGTTTACAGTTCCTTTCCAATGGGGATTTGATGGTGATAATCCTGGTAATCCAAAACTTGTTGGTAACGATATAAGTGCAACAAACACACAAGGATTTGATATCTCAAGTGCTACAGCAAGTGGTTCAGTAGCTTACAAACGAGCAATTAATGCTGTAAGTAATCCTGACGAATTTGACATTAACTTGTTGGTAACACCTGGTGTGATACATAGATTACATCCAAAGGTAACAAATCACGCAATATTGAAAGTTGAAGCAAGAGCAGACGCTTTCTATGTGATGGATGCAGCTGCATACGGAGACACTATTGCTACGGTAACAAATACTGTAAGTGCTTTAGATACAAACTATGCAGGAACATATTACCCCTGGGTTAAGATAGTTGATGGAGACACAAACAGACCAGTATGGGTCCCACCATCAGTCGTATTACCTGGAGTAATCGCATTTACTGATAAAGTCGCACACGAATGGTTTGCACCAGCTGGTTTAAATCGTGGTGGTTTGACTACGGTGTTAGAAGCTAAAACAAGATTAACACACGCTGAAAGAGACGATCTCTATGAAGAAAGAGTTAATCCAATAGCTTCATTCCCTGGTCAAGGTGTAGTAGTATTCGGACAGAAGACACTACAATCCAAACCATCAGCATTAGATAGAATCAATGTTCGTAGATTGTTGATTGCATTGAAGAAATTCATCGCATCATCCTCAAGATACTTGGTATTCGAACAGAATACAGTAGCTACACGAAACAGATTCTTGAATATTGTTAATCCTTACCTTGAAAGTGTACAATCCAATAGTGGTTTAAGTGCATTTAGAGTAGTAATGGATGAAACTAACAATACTCCTGATGTTGTAGATAGAAACAGATTGGTAGGACAAATCTTTATTCAACCTACAAGAACTGCAGAGTTCATTGTGTTGGATTTTGTTGTTCAACCTACAGGCGCATCGTTCCCTGAGTAATTTATCTTATAACATACGCTGACGTATATGGAAAACCCCGACTTCGGTTGGGGTTTTTCTTTTCCTATAAAACTACTATAAAACTAATAAGAACTATGTAATATTCATATTACTTATTTTTTAAGTTTTTGATATTTATATTAGAAGATACAAAATGCTTTTAATGGAGACAAATAATGCCTGACATTTTAGATACGAATGAAATATTTTTTACCCCGTTTGAACCGAAAACAAAAAATCGGTTTATTATGTACATCGAGGGTATTCCATCTTATTTAGTCAAAGCAGCTGCAAGACCACAGATACAGTTTGAGGAAATGGTTTTAGACCACATCAACGTCAAGAGACACCTCAAGGGAAAAGGAACTTGGCAGCCAGTTGATATAACATTATACGATCCTATCGTTCCAAGTGGTGCACAAGCAGTCATGGAATGGGTTCGTTTAGGACACGAATCTGTAACAGGTAGAGACGGATACGCAGATTTTTATAAGAAAGATGTAACATTCAATATGCTAGGTCCAGTAGGTGATATAGTAGAAGAATGGACATTAAAAGGTGCTTACATAGCAACCGCAAACTTTGGTGAGATGGCTTTTGAATCAAACGAGCCAGCAGACATCACCCTAACATTACAGTACGATTACGCAATCTTACAATTCTAATTTAATAGGAGTATAAAATGACTGAATTTATAGCAGCAAATTGGGAATATATTTTGATCGTTATTTACGCTTTAGAAAAAATCGTAAAACTTACACCAACAAAATATGACGATATCGTTTTCGATATGGTTCTTAAACCAATTAAAGAGAAATTCGCACCGTCAAAAAAATAAATTGTAATTTCAAAAATTACTAATATAGTTATTAATAAACAGGTTTTAAATCTTAATGATAATAATCAGAGGACATTTGCATGGCAAAAACTAGCTTTCCAACGGAAGAGGTAAATCTTCCGTCAAGGGGACATTTCTATCCCAAAGACAACCCACTTGCTTCAGGTAAAGTGGAAATGAAATATATGACAGCAAGAGAAGAAGATATTCTTACTTCACCTAATCTACTAAAGCAGGGAACTGCAATAGATAAACTTTTAGAAGCATTAATTGTGGATAAAAAGATTAAGTTAGGTGATTTACTTATAGGTGATAAGAATGCACTTATTATTGCAGCAAGAATACTTGCTTATGGTAAAAAATATGATTTCACAATGTTTAATGAAGATGGTGTAGAAACTACTGCAACAGT